CGCGTCGGTCGCCTGCAGGATACGCACGCCACGGTCGGACATGCGCTGCGCGAGATCGGCGTCGAAGGGCACCTGCTCATGGTGAAGCTCGGCGGTGTCCTTGTTGATCGCGGTGAAGAGCGCGGGGGCGGCGCTGATGCCCGGCACGCTCCCTTCCATGTAGGCTTGGTAGAGTGCGATCTGGGCGGCGTAGACCGGCTTCGACTTGGTCACGCCGTCCTTGACGCAGGCGCGCCAGTTCTTCGCGTTCATGGTCTTGCATTCCCAGAGCGCGGGAACGGCGAGCCCGAAGCCTTCGGGTCCGCCGGCGATGATGCCGTCGACATGGCCGCGGATACGTCCGCCCGCGACTGCGAACCCGAACTGGCCGCCATCGGGCCGGTTGCCCTTGCGGGTGTAGAGATCGAACCCGGCCGCCCGCAGCCAGGCCACCGCCAGATCCTCCAGGGCATGGCCGATGGCGAAGATGCGCAACGTCTGGCCGCTGAAGTCCTGGCCCTCGTCCTTCGGCGTGGCCGTGAACTCGAATTGCAGGGCGCGCTCGCAGGCGTGACCGAGGCGGGAGCCGCCGAGATAGTCGCGCGGCGCACGGGTGGCGTTCTCTGCGGTCAGCGCCTGATCGACGACGGCATTGACGCGGTCGGCGAAGCTCGGGCGGCGGTTGAAATCCAGCGTCAAAACGGCACCTCCGGCGCATCGGCCCGTGCGATGTCGGACATCGCCTCGCGGAAGCCCTCGACGACCTCTTCGATCAGGGCGCGCATCTGCACCTCGGTCAGATCGGCGAGCGGGGTGGCCCAGCCGATCTCGTCCATCAGCAGCGCCACGCGCTTCATGGTGGCGGTGATCGCGGCGCGCTCTTCCTCGGTCAGGTCAACCATGGCGGAACGCCTCCGCGCCAAGCGCGTCCAGAAGGACTGGCAGGGCATCGAGCAGAACCAGACCGAGGGCCGGGGCTGCTTCGACCGGTGTGGATCGAACCAGCCAAAGCCACGGGTGGGTTGCCGGCAGACCGCACAGAGCATTCCACGCGGATGCCAGAGCCGCCGCCGGTCCTCGGCCGCGATGAGGTTGGAGGTGGTCATGGGTCATGCCGCCCTCCGTTCAGGGGTGGCCGCCGCGCCGATCAACTGCCGGATGGCGCGCTTGCTGAAGCCGAAGGTCATCAGCGCCGAGGCGCGGTAGCGCGTCAGGCCGAAGTCATGTCGACACTCGGGCGGCAGATACTGCAGCTGCTTTTCGGTCGGCGGCTGGCGAAGCCAGGAGCGGGTCTTGAAGGCGCTCTCGTCGGTCTCGTGGGTGTTCAGCCAGTCATCGGCCTGCGCGAGGCAGACCGTCCGTTCGCCCACGCCCAGTAGATGCGGGCGGTCGCCCTTGGCCCCGCCGATGGCGTACCAGACCCCGTCGAGCCAGAAGATGCCGCCCCAGGCGGTGAAACCCGTGGCCATCAGCGCGTCATCGGTGCCGAAGAGGTCGACCCACGCGAAGCTGGACCGTTTCAGCAGGTCGATCTCGGTCATCATGAAGCCGGAGAGCGGCGCGGCGGACCCGCCTTCGCCCGCATCGGGATCTTCGCGCGGGAGCGCCTCGCCGCAGAGCGGGCACTCGGTGGCGGCGAGCGGGATTTCCGCTGCGCAGGCGGGGCAGGTCTTGGTCGGCGCTTCGCCGGGCTCAAGCTTGCCGTCGAGATCGACATCCTGTTCCAGCGTGCCGTGAATCAGGCTCGAGGTGCCGAAGTCGAGGACGACGCAGTCGGTCTTGACGACGCCGGGATGTTCCTCGGGATCGACGGTGCGCAACCCGCGCCCGACCATCTGGATCATCGTGGACTTGTAGGAGCTGGGGCGCAGCAGCACGACACAGGAGGTGGGCGGGTGGTCCCAGCCCTCGGTCAGCACGGCCACGTTGACGACCACGCGGATGCTGCCCGCCGCATAGTCGGCCAGGATGGCCTTGCGGGTCTCGGGCGCCAGATCGCCGTGGATCAGCGCGGCGGAAACGCCTGCCGCCCTGAACGCGTCGGTGACGTGCTCGGCGTGCGCGACGGTGGAGCAGAAGACAACGGTCTGGCGATCGCCCGCCTTCTCTTTCCAGTGGCGGATCACCTCGTCGGTGACGGGCGCGCGGTCCATGATGCCCGCCACCTCCGCCATGTCGAAATCCGACATGGTCTTGCGCACCGAGCGCAACTCGTCCTGCACACCGACGTCGATGACGAAGGTGCGCGGCGGCACCAGATGGCCGGAGGCGATCAGCTCGCCCAGCCGCACCTGGTCGGCGACATTGTCGAAGACCTCGCGCAGCCCCTTGCGGTCGCCCCGGTTCGGCGTCGCCGTGACCCCGAAGATCCGGGCATCGGGGTTGGCATCGCGCACCCGGTCGATGATGCGGCGGTAGCTGTCGGCGACCGCGTGGTGCGCCTCGTCGACAACGAGAAGGTCGAGGCGCGGCATGTCGGCCAGGTTCGACGCCCGCGCCAGCGTCGGCACCATGGCGAAGGTGACCTGGCCGCCCCAGGACTTCTCGGTGGCGTCGATGACCGAGGTAGCGACGCCCGGCACGACGCGCTGGAACTTGGCGCGGTTCTGCGCGGTCAGCTCGTCGCGATGCGCGAGGATGCAGGCTTTAGCCCCGTCGCCGATCATCTCGCCGGTGACCGCCGACAGCATGATGGTCTTTCCCGCGCCGGTGGGCGCCACACCCAGCGTGTTGCCGCGGGAGGCGAGCGCAGCCACGCTGCGCTCGACGAAGGTCTTCTGGCGGGGTCGCAGGCGCATGACCGGTTTCCCCTTATTGCGCCCAGCTCGGCCGCCCGGCGGCACCAGGGGCGGGCGCGGGCTGGCTGGGCTGGGAGGACGCGGGCTGCTGCGGGGCGTGGCCCTGCGCCGGGGCGGCGGCGAACTGCGGCGCGACCGTGCCCATCAGCGCGGCGTAGTCGCGATGGTCGGGGGTGACCGCGGCGCGGATCTCGTTCTTGTCGTCGCCGTTGGTGTCCTGGCCGATATCGACGCGGGCGACGAACTCGATTCCGTCGAGATCGCCGAAGCCGTTGATGCGGCGGCGCGCCTGCGCCTCGGGCGAGTTGTCCTTGTCGGACACGCCGCGCGCCGAGTTGAGGATGCCGCGGATCAGGCCGCGCCCCATGTTGGCCCAGTCCGGACCCTTCGGGCTGTAGAGGCCGATCAGCGACCAGACCTTGCGCCGGGCATAGGGTCCTTCGAGAACGGTGTATTCGGCGTCGAGATAGACGGCGCCGGTGGTGGCGCGGCGGGCCCAGCCGCCGGTCCAGCCCTGCGAGGGGTCGTCGAAGCCGCCGGGGCGCAGGGTCAGCCGCACTTTGGCGAGCGTGCCTTTCGGAATGACGTTGGTGTTCGATTGCGCGGAGTTGAAGTCGTTCCAGATGCCGGACAAGGTGCGGCTCCTTTCAGTTCGAGGGTGAGACGCGCGGCGGCGTCGAAGGGGAAAAGCCATCGCGGCGACCGGATCGGGACACCGGGAATGGCGAGACGCGATCAGCCATTGCCGGGCTCGCCTGCGGCGGCGGGATCGACCGGAGTCACCGGCGGCCAGGTCAGGCGTTCGGAGGCAGGCGCAGCAGGGCGCTGGATCTTTTCCATCAGCCGACCGAGATGCGGAGCCTCGACCATTTCGAGGCGGCCCGAACGGTCCTTGGCGGGATAGCCCCAAGGGTTCAGCGTCTGGCAGACGAAGGCGCGCTGCGGCTGGCCGCCGGGGTCGGGGATGTCGGCCATGGTGATGACCTGATCGACGATCCCAGGCAGTTCGAGCCCGGTCTTCGCCCCGTCGATCTGCGGCTGGAACACCTTGCGATTGAAGTCGTCGAGCTTCTCGTCAAGGATGCCGACGAACCAGACATGCTTGCCGCGCGTGTGCTGCAAATGGGTCAGCCAGGCGATCATCTCGCGGCCGTGCAGCCCGTAGGCGCCGCGGATGTCGGGCTTGCCGGTCTTGTCCGAGGTCGCCTCGGGCTGGCCCCGGCACCACTGGAAGCAGAGCCGTCCCGCCACGGTGATCGAGTCGATGAAGACGGTTTCGTATTTCCCGATCACCGCCGGATCGCCGTAGCGGCCGCAGACCTCGTCGAAATGCGCCTGGCTATAGGGCTGGTCCTCGCGCAGCGCCGGGTTCGGCCCTCCGATGAACACCGCGAAATCGCGGCATTCCTTCCAGGTACGGGGCCGCAGCGTGTCGATCTCCAGCCCCTCGACCGCCAGATCGCCGGCTTCGAGATCGAGGAAGAGCGTGGTCGAGGCGTTCAGGGTCCAGAGCAGCGACGTCTTGCCGATACCGGACCGGCCGAAGATGACGCCCTTGATGCCCTTGCGCTGCGCGAGCCGTTCGTCGGCGCTGATGATCGGAAGGGCCATCACTTGCTCTCCTTCTTCAGCACCGCCACGGCGGCACGGTCGGTGCCGATGCATCCCGCCTCACGGGCGAGCTTGTAGAGGCGCTGGAGCGCGGCGGCGCGGCGATAGGCGGCCGAGCTCTCCCGCTCTGCCTCCACGATCGCGAAGGCGATCTCGTCGATGGTAGCCTCGACGACCGGCAGCGGCGCGCGGGGCTCGTCGCCGGGACGCTGCGGGAGGGCGATGGTTTCGGGAAGGTCATCGAGGGCGTAGTTCGCGGCGCGAAGACGGGTGATGTCGTCCGGCTGATCCGGCATGGCTTTTCTCCGTGAGATGAGATGATCGAGGAGGCTCATCAGGCGGCCTCGCGGGCGTCGGGCGCGGGCTCGGCGACGTAGATCGCCAGGAGCGGCGTTCCATCGGCATGGGTGCCGGCGTCCTCGATCTGGTAGTTGCGGTTGGGCTCGCAGACCTCGGTCAGTTCCCAGCGCCGGTAGAGCCCCGGGAGCCGCCTGAAATCCTCGAGCGACAGATCGGCAGTGCGGTTCATGCGTGTCTGCTTTCGGTTGGAGGGAAGGCGCTCGGGGCGCTCAATCAAGAAAAGCCACCGGCGGGATCGGATCGGGACATCGGCTCAGGGGTTTTCTTCGAGGGCGTCGTGCAGCCGGCGCATGGCGCGCTGGTACCGCTTGCGGGCGGCGGCCTCGGTCAGGCCCAGTTCGGCTCCCGCCTCGGCTTGGGAAAAGCCCTCGATCGCCACGCGGATCACAAGCAGGGCGTCGTCGCCGAGCAGCTTGCGCAGGTCGTCCCGCAGGTGCGCGTCTTCGGCCGAGGATTGGCGGCCAACGTGATCCGCGGGCACGTCATCGGGCTCGATGTCGCTGGCCACGCTTTCGCGCGCCGCATCGCGCCGGCGTGCGCGGATCATGTCGCGCTCGACGTTCCGCAGGACCGTCGCCGCGATCCAGTTGACGCGCCCGAGGTCGAGGCTGCGGACCGCCTCGGTGGTGCGCGCCAGCACGTCGGACGCGATCTCGTCGGCAGTGCCGATCCTGCGCCAGATCGACCGGCGCCGGATGGCGTCGAGGCCGGGCCAGAGCGCGAGCAACAGCAGCGTCAAGGCGCAGTCGGACGCGGGGCCATTGCCCTGCGCCGCTTCGACCAGGGCCGAGAGGATCAGGTTCTTGTCGTCGGAATTGCCCGAGCTGCGATGCAGCCCGTCGAGGAGGGCGGCGGGATCCCGGAACGGTGCAAGGGGATCCTGCGCACGCCGGATAGTGTCGAAACTGCGCTGGAAGCTGAGGGTGGAAGATGATTGCATGAGGTGATCACGGATCGCGTGCCACGCGAAGGACATCGGACGCCTGCCTTGCGGCCAGGCGTCCGGCGCCTTCTCGTGGCCAGGTCAGGACGTCGCGCGTCTCTGCGATTTCAGGGGGTTGGGTAGATGCGCGCGTCAGCGCGCGGGGGCGGTCGCGTGGTTCAGCGTGCCGCAGCCGCGGCAGGTGGCCTGTACCGGAAAGCCCACGAAATACTCGTGCCCCCGCGCGAAGCGCAGGTGCATCCGGCCGTCCCGGCAGACGCCGAGCAGCTTGTCACAACGCGTGCAGCGCCATTCCGGGCTCGAAGTGGTGGGCTTGGTCTTCGCGGCGCCGGACCAGCTCGTTGGGGCTGCCTTGCGCGAGGGGAAGGGAGTCGGCATGGAAGTGCTCCTCTATGTGGAGCTCTTCCAGTAATCAGCGGCTTGTTAGACCGTCTCCCGTCGCTTGTTAGACCGTTGTTAGATGGGGTTCTTCGACCAGAGCATCGGCGGCGTATTCCGTCGGCTGCGGATCAACCAGCAGGCGCCAGTATCCCCGTTTGGCACCTGCGCCGATGTAGACGTCGCGAATGCTGTCCCATGTCTCTCTCCGGAAGGCCTGTTGGGGGCTTCTTGCTACGAAGCCGTCCATCAGAGTTTTGACCTGAACGTCAGGGCTTCCTTTTTCGGCAGCGACGACGAGGCGCTCGAAGATCGTCAACTGATCGTTCCCGGCGAGATGCAGCGGCTCCTTGCCCGGAATGAACAGCGTACCGGACTGCGTGCCCGTCCGGACGACCCGCGGTGACACGCCGCCGCGTGCGAGCGAAAGGCCGCTCCGATAAGCGAGTTCGAGGCCGTCCCGCGCGAACAGGATCTCCTGGTCCTCCGACGCGAGGTGGGACAGGAGCGGCACGACGACGTTCGGCCCGAGGTGCGATGGCATTTCCTCGCTTGCAGCGAGGATGAGGCCGACGCCAGCCGTATTCCGCGCGCGCAGGGTCAGATCCAGCCGCTGGGCAGTTTTCGGGTCGTTGAGCCGCCGGGCGAAATAGACGGGCACCTCGGCGCCATCGATTTGCATCGCACCGAGAAGGGTTAGGTCCGGGTCGAGGATCTGGGCTGCCCGCTTGCTCAGGATAGGCTTCATCAAGCGCATGAGCGTTTCGTGAAGCCATTGGGCATTGATCGCGTACATCTCGACATCCGACGCCGGTCGCTTGCCGGCGTCCTCGCCGAACGGGCCAACCATGCGGACCATGCCTTCCGTCGCTGACGGCTTGACGGTGCCTTCTCCTTCGAGGTCGTCGTCCTCGATGAGGACCACATCCTGCCGGTCGCGGCGTTCGAGCAGGCCGCCTTCGATCAGGCTGCCTGCATCGAGGCCGAGTTCGGCCAGATATCCTCCAGTGACCTCGTCCTCGATCCGGTCGTGGAGTTGAACGAGTTGCGGGAAGATCGCGCGCAGGTCATCGGCTGCAATCTGCCGGAACGCACTCAGAATTCCCCATTCCTTGAGAAGCGCGAAGCCGAGGCTGCGCTCGTCCGGGTCCGTCTTGCTCTGCAGGTTACAGCTCTTCGTGCCCGCGATGGTGATGTTCAGCGTCCGCTCTTTCTCGTCGCCCACCCGACTATAGGCGACCGCAATCCCGATGCGGCTGAAAGCTTCCGCGCGCCGGAAGATGTTCCTGGCCCCGAGATACTGATCCGCGACCTCTTCGATGTTGTCCTCGACGGCCACTTTGAGCTGCAGCTTGCGGCGCCATGTTCCGAGCCGGATCTCGGCTTCCACGACGCGGGAAAATTCGAACGCGTAACCTTCGATCTCGGGCGGCTGCAGAAGAAGCGAAGTACGGAACCGCGAGAGGTTGTAGCGCTTCCAGGTCAGCGGCTTCTGGGAGATGTCGTGGCCGAGAGCGACTTCGGCGAACGAGTCGCTGACCGTCTGGCGCACCACTGGGCTGTCCGCGCAGACCTCGATCTGACGCAGCGACGGCGTGTAGATCAGCGTCGCCTCGTTCGGTGGGCGGTAATAGATGGTGCCTTTTCGTCCATCCTGTCGGTGGTCGTAAACGCTCGACAGCGGCCCGCCGTGCCGGACGATCAGCATGATGGACGCGGGATGCGCGTCGGTAGCAGGCAGATCGAGCGCTTTCACCGTGCAGGAAATCTCGGGCTTCAGATCAAGCATTTCCTTGATCTCGGTGGCCAGCGCCGCTTCGTCGATTGCCGCAGCGTCGAGATCGACATGATTCTCGAGTTCGACCTCGAAGGCGTCATAGAGCTTGCCATGGTCGCGGAACTGTCGTGCGAAATGAAAACTTTCCGCGTCTTCGAACGTTTCGCGCGCATTGAGATAGGTCCAGATGCTTCTGCAGAGCCGATCGGGCTGTTGGTCGAATTCCTGTGATTGTTCGTCGTCGAGTTGCTGCTCTACGATCATCGTCAGGGAGGTCACGCCTTTTCCGTCGGCGAGGACCCGGATCCTACGGCATCGTTGCTCTGCCGGTCGCAGTTCGTCCTGATCGAATTCCGATAACGTCTGAATGAGCTCTTGGCGAAACGCCTCGACCGCATCTTCGTCAGCGTGGTCAGGAATGTCGTCACGCAACTCGAAGTCGGGCTCGTTATCACCCTCTCTGACAGCAAGGGCTGCTCTGGCGAGATCGATGCGCGCATCCTCGATCAGCGCCAGGACATGTGGACCGATCGAAGTTGCTTTGCGCGCCATGAACTCACCCCCCCAATGATTGTCTGCTCTTGATTGATTCAACCTACGATAATCGTGGAGGAAAGCGCGTTGGGCAAGATGTGATGTTCTCCACCTGTTCGCATCTCTGCCCTTCGTCCGTTTCGCATGTCCCATGTCGGGCTGCCGGGTGGCTTTTGATCGGTAGAGACAACACCGAGCACGGCCGCCCACGACATGAAACGCCCCAATCCCTTACCGCCCGATCGAATGACCGCCGCCGAACGTCGCGCCGAGCTGTGCGGCCTGCTGGCGATCGGGTTGGTCCGGCTGCGGATGCGCGAAGATGGCGAAGTATCTGCAGATACTGTAGAAAGTTGCCTACACTATCCGCCAGACCAATGCCGTCATGCAACTCCAACGCACCGGAGAACTGCATGACGACCCACGATCCCATCCCCGCGCGACTAGCCACCTTGAGGACCACGCCGACGCCCGAGTTGAAGCAACAATGGCGCGATCTGTTCGACAGTGAGCCGCAGCCCTTCAACCGCCGCTACCTCGAAAGCCGTCTGGCCTATCGCATCCAGGAACTCGCCTATGGCGGGTTGAAGCCGGAGACCATCCGGCGGCTGGAGCGGCTGGGTGAGGAACTGGACGGCGGCGACCGGGTCAAGCGCGGTATCCGCGCCGACCGCGACCGTCCCATCACCGGCACACGCCTCCTGCGCGAGTGGCAGGGCGTCGAGCAGATCGTCACCGTCACCGCCGACGGGTTCGAATGGCAGGGACGGCCCTACAAGTCGCTGTCCGCCATCGCGCGCGCCATCACCGGCACGCGCTGGAACGGCTGGGTGTTCTTTGGGCTCAGGAACCACCGGGGCCGGACATGACGAAGCCGCCGGAAAAATCGAACGCCGTCCGCAAGCTGCGCTGCGCCGTCTATACCCGGAAATCCTCCGAGGAAGGGCTCGAGCAGGAATTCAACAGCCTGCATGCCCAGCGCGAGGCCTGCGAATCCTATATCGCCAGCCAGCGATCTGTGGGCTGGGTGCTGATTCGCGATCAGTATGACGACGGCGGCATCTCGGGCGGCACGCTGGAGCGGCCGGCGCTCAAACAGTTGCTCGCCGACATCGAGGATGGGCTTATAGATGTGGTGGTGGTCTACAAGATCGACCGGCTGTCGCGCTCGCTGATGGATTTCTCGAAACTGGTCGAGATATTTGATCGGAATGGCGTCACCTTCGTCTCCGTGACGCAGAGCTTCAACACCACGACGTCGATGGGCCGGTTGACGCTGAACATCCTGTTGTCGTTTGCCCAGTTCGAGCGCGAGGTGACGGCCGAGCGCATTCGCGACAAAATCCGGGCGTCGCGGCAGAAGGGCATGTGGATGGGCGGCATCGTGCCGCTCGGATACCGCGTCGACAATCGCAAGCTGGTGATCGAGGAAACCGAGGCCGCCACCGTGCGCATGATCTTCGAGCGCTTCGTCACCATCGGTTCAGCCACCGTGCTGGCAAAAACCCTTGCGGCAGAGGGCGTGCGCACCCGCCGGAGCAAGCTGATCGACAAGGGTTATCTCTACAAGCTTCTGAACAACCGGGTCTACATTGGCGAGGCGGTGCACAAGGGCAAAAGCTATCCCGGCGAGCATCAGCCGATCATCGGTCGCGCGCTGTGGGACAAGGTCCACGCTATCCTGACCGAGAGCCCGCGCAAGCGGGCCGCCCGCACTCGCGCCGACACGCCCGCGCTGCTGAAGGGGCTGCTGTTCGGCCCGGATGGGGCCGCATTCTCGCCCACCCACACAAAGAAGGGCGGCAAACTCTATCGCTATTATGTCAGCCAGTCGGTGCTGAAGCGCGGGGCGGACGCCTGTCCCATCGCTCGCGTGCCGGCCGCCGAGGTGGAAATGGCGGTAATCGACCAGCTGCGCGGGTTACTGCGTGCGCCGGAAATCATCATCGGCACATGGCGCGCAGCCCGGCCCGAAATCGATCGCTTGGCGGAAGCGGACGTTCGCGAGGCGCTGACCCGGCTCGATCCGATCTGGGACGAGCTGTTTCCGGCCGAGCAGGCGCGCATCGTCCAGCTTCTCGTCGAGCGCATCGATCTTGCCGTTAATGGTCTGGCCATTCGCTTACGCACGAAGGGGCTGACGAGCCTTGTCAACGATCTCGGCATCATAGGGGCGGATCGGGAAAGTGCCGACAGCAGGAAGGCAGCGTGACCATGGCAGCACCCACCGCCCGCGATCCCGACACCATCACCGTGCATGTGCCGCTCGTCCTCCGCCGGCGCGGCGGCCACAAGCAGATCGTCGTCCCCGACGGCGCGCCGGCCTGGATGCCGGCCCGCACCCATATCGACAACGCCATGGTTAAGGCCGTCGTCCGGGCGTTCCGCTGGCGCAACATGCTGGAGAGCGGACAATACGCGACCATTCGAGAAATCGCGATCGCGGAGAATATCAACGAATCCTATGTCAGCCGCGTGCTGCGCCTCTCGCTGCTCGCACCCGCCATCATCGAGTCCATCCTCGACGGACGGCAGGGACTGGAGGTGACGCTCGCGGCGCTGATGAAACCGTTTCCGGTGGAGTGGAAGAAGCAAAAATCACCTTCAGGCTCATAACCTGAAGGTCGTAGGTTCAAATCCTACTCCCGCAACCAAAATTTCCCGCATTATCAGCGGCATACGAACAAGCCTCGGCCACCGCGCCGGGGCTTTCGTTTTTGCCTCAACACCACCTCAACATTTAGGGATGTAAGAAAACCCTTCGACTGGTAGAACGCAGAAAAGAGGGGGGCATCATGGCGACAGGAACGGCGAACCGCCAGGCAGTATTTAGTTGGCTGAATGCGTTCCTACGTGACAAAGGCCTCCAATTTACACAGTCCGGATTCAAGGGCGGCGCAGACATGGGCAAGCACGCCCTCGATCTCGCGACCGGATATTGGGAGAAGCCGCAATACTCGGGCACCAAGCCGCCTCGCTGGATTTTCAACATTGACCTGAGCGCCGCCGGCCCGAGCGCACGGCTTCCTGCCGATCTCGATGACATCAACATCGGCGCCTCGAACACCGCCCAGGGTGACAAGGCCGGGCTCGCCGTCCGAATCCTTCCTTTGGTCCAAACTGGTCCCACCGCCTATGTGCCGGTGGACGAATTCGAGGCGAACGCCCTGTTCGTCTTCCACGGCCCGGTCGAAGCCGGCTCGTCATCCGACGCCTTCACCTTCAACCCCGCGACCGGCGTCATGACTCGCGGCGGGAACCCCGAGCCGTACATCTTCGCCGGCCTGCTGGGCTTGCGGCCACCCGCCGACAACGTTCAGGTGGACGTCAACGGCACGCCCCACGCGCTGGCCTATGGCGACATGATTGCCGCGCTTCGCAACGCGATCAGCATTCACCTCAAGGACGGTACGGCCGGCCCAATCCCGGTCTATGACCTGAGCGACGATGCGACCGCAACCGCGCTCCGAACCGATATCGCGAACGCATGGAACGCAGCCGGGCCGCTCCCGATGCCCGCCCCGGCCGCTGCTGCCGAAGGTGAGCCCGAAGCCGATGAGGATGAGAACGCTGCGGGCGCGGCCGACTTTGCTGCCGCCGAGATTCCCGAGCATCCGGACCTCATAGGGATCGACCCTGCCGTTTACAGGCAGATCAACGCTCTGCTGCGCGCCGGCAAGCAGCACCTGATGCTCTACGGCCCGCCGGGCACCGGCAAGACAGAACTCGCGCGATGGATCGCGAGCAGCCTGCCGGGAGGGCAATGGACGCTTGTGACCGGCTCGTCCGATTGGAGTTCCCAGGACATCATCGGCGGATACCAGCCGGTGGGCGGAGGGGACGTCGACTTCGTGCCGGGCATCCTGCTGCGCGCATTCGACCAGCCGCTCATCATCGACGAATTGAACCGCTGCGATATCGACAAGGTGATCGGCCCGCTTTTCACGGTGCTCTCGGGACAGCAGACAACGCTCCCGTACCGCACGAACCTCGCCGACAAGCACAGCCAGCCCTACGTGATCCTCCCGAGGCCGAAGGCCAACGCGGCGCCGCACGAATATGCGCCAGGCGCGGCATGGCGGCTGATCGCGACGATCAACTCCATCGACAAAGCGTCGCTCTACCAGATGTCCTACGCGCTCAGCCGGCGCTTCGGCTGGGTTTATGTGGACGTGCCGAGCGACCTCGCGGGCTTCATCGCTGAGTTCATCGCGAGGCTCGAACCGGGCTTTGCGCCACCGCCCGCGGGCACGCCTTGCCCGATCGCCGATATCTGGGCAGCGATCAATGTCCCGAGGCCCATAGGCGCTGCGCCGATCATGGATGCCATCCGCAGCATCCGGGAGTTGGCGCCGGGATCTTCCTTCTTCGGCCCCGCCGATGCCGCTATGCGGAGCGCCGCCCTCGATGCCATAGACATGGTCCTCTTGCCGATGCTTGACGGCATCGTCCTGCAGGACGCTCAGAACATCGCCGACGCGGCCATTGCGGCCCTCGCTCTGCCGCCAGCCGAGGCGACGCGCATGACCCGTCGACTCCGCGCCGTGGCCATCTGATGAGCATCGACGCGGCGGTCGTCGACTATTCGGCCGCCCTGCTGCTGCGGTATTTCCGGGGCGGTGCGCCCATTGAGGCGGGCGTGCCCCGGATCGATCAGCGCCGCGACGTCGAAATCCTCAAAGGCCACTGGTCGCTTTCCGCGTCCGTGCGAGCGCTCGTTGAACACGCGCTGGCCAATCCTCACGAGGCCCAGGCGCTCCTTACCTACCGCCAGCGTATCGACGATGCGGTGGCGCGCGGGCGGATCGATGCCCGCCGGACCATGATCCACCGCCAGCAAACCGGCCTGCCCTCGGCGCTGGTGACGCGCGAGCCGGTGCGCAGCTTCAACACCGGACCCAATCTGTTGCTGGCATGGGTTTTGCGCGAGGCCGCGTCCTACACCGCGAGATTGCTTTCATGGCAGGGCGGCGCTTCGCCCTACCTTGCGACTATCGAGACGGCTCAGCGCGAGCTCCGCGCTGTCCAGAGGATCGAGGCCCTGCGTGAGCCGCTTCGCGCCTTGTCCCTCGGCCAGCGCCCGAACCCCGGCGCAGTTGTCGAGGCCGCACGATCTCGCCGGCCGCTCTACCGTCTTGCAGTCGACGCATACCGGCTCCTGCAGGGGCTCGAGCGCGGAGAGCCCGAGGCCATGGAGCGCGTGGCGCGGTCAGCATTGCTGGCACCTTTGGAGGATTGGCGGCGGTTTGAGCTGGCGGTGGGGCTGAGTCTTGGAGAGGCGCTAGCACGCGCCGGCGGCGGACCACTGCAACTTTATCTGCTGGGCGGCGACTCATCCGGGCCGATCGCCACCGCCGGCCGCTTCTCTATCTATTGGCAGCAGCGCACTATGTATTACCAAGCGCCACAGCTCGAACCTTCGGAGGTCGCGACCCGCGACGTTCTCAAGGTCTATGGGCTAAATTCTGGCGGCGATCGACCGGATTTGATCGTGGTGGACAGGGACAAAGATGCGGTCGCGGCAGTGGTTGAAGTCAAATACGTGACCGGCGGCACCCCGAGTGACCGCTTCCGGGAAGCGGTCGGTCAGGTTATCCGCTATGGTCGGGCATATGCACCTGCCGGCGCGACCGGATCGCTTTTGGCCCGGTCACTGGTCGCCATATCCCGAGACGCCCCCGAGCGCATCGATCCCGTAGGCAACGCGCCATTCAGTGTCGACTTCGATGATCTCACGCAACCGCACGGGCTCGACGCTTGGGCTGCGGCGCTGCTGGCGTAACGGCCGGCGGCCGCTTGGCGCCGCCATCCGCAAACAGAGGCGTTTCCTCCTCGTCGACCGGCACGGCGCAGGGCGGCGCGATCTCGTAAAGAGATGCGCTCTTCGAGGGCGGGAGCGGATCCACCGCAAACCGCGCCATGGCGCCCTGCAGGTACTCCTCGGATAGCTCACAGCATACCCAGCGCCGCCCAAGTGCTTCCGCCACCGCTCCGGTAACACAAGAGCCGCCGAACGGATCGACCACTACATCGCCCGGCGACGTCAGGAAACGAATGAAGTACTCCGGCAATTGCGCCGGGAAGCGCGCCGGGTGAATGGCGATGTTGTTCTCGCGGCAAAACTCCTGATAGCGGCTGGTCGACTCCGTATTGGCGATGGCCAAAAGGTTCGGGGGGACCGAACCTCCGTTGTCTCTCTGGAATTTAGACGAAATGTCATGACCAGACGGGCGGAGTTTAGCGACGTAGCCGTTGCGCAGGAGATGCTCCATCGATTTGGAATAGGGCGCGAGCACGCGCCGGTTATTGGCCTTCGGCCAAGGAGTCTTCGAGAGCCACCAGATGGTATTGACCGCATCCTTCACACGGACACGCCGGACGTTCACCCATTCGGCAGGCGTCGGTAGCTTGGCCGGATTCCACCAATAGTGTTCCTGGCAGAGATGGAAGCCGAACTCCTCAACCAGCATCACCAATAGCTTGAAGTGATACAGGCTCCGCGTCGGCTGTCCCGGAATCCACGCGCCGCCGATATCGATCACCAGCGAGCCATCATCCTTGAGCACGCGCTTGAAACCCTCGGCAAAAGCGCGGAACCAGTTGCAATACTCGTCTGCATCTTCGTTTCCGTAGGACTTCTTACGCACGAGCCCGAAGGGCGGGCTGGTCACGATTAGATCGACGCTCGCCGGTTTGGCATTAAACAGCCATGCTCGGGAGTCTCCCCACATGATCTCGCCGCGCTTGGTCTTGTGGAAGGAGCGGATCAGCTTCGAGGGGAAGCGAGCCGCGAAATCTTCCGGCTGTTCCTTGCCTGTCTCCGAGCCGAGGTGCTGATTGTGGAGGAATCGGACGTACTCGCTAAGGTTCGCGAAGCCGAGCGCCGCGGCCTTCTCTTCGAAGGAGGTTCGCTCCTCCTCCGTCAGCCGAACGTTCGCATTTGCGTTCCGTGGCTTGCTCGCCTTTGGTCGCCCCATCCTGTCCCCCGAGTCGTTGGTGATTTGCGGTTGAACCGTAGTCGCATGATTCATGTGTTACAAGAACCCGTGAGCTTTTTCGTTGCACAAATATTCGTGGCGTTGCGGCCGCCGGGTCGCTACGTGGGTCCATGGCCAGCCTCCTCGATCTGCCGGACCAACGCCTCGAGCGCCTTCACGTCCTCCGCGTAGTAGTGCGCGTATCTGCCCTGCAGGCGATCCCGGTGATGACGATAGAAGGCAATCCAGCGCGGCAGTTCCCCGACCGGAAATTCGCCGTGCCGCGGTCGATTTCCACAGGCACCGGATTCGCGGTTCGCGCGCGCGAAGGTTCTTTTGATGGATCTCTTACAGGTTCTACTCCAGCCAGGTGGAGTTGGCTGGGCCTCGGTCACTTGCGGGACGACCGCATCGCCGTAGGCGGCGAGACGCTGTTGAAGGAGGTCGTTGCGAGCGCATAGGAACGGACAAGTTCGACGCCAGATTCCTTCTCCTGCCGTAAAGCGGAACAAAAGTACGGATCGAACGAAGAAAATAATGCTGCATTTGCAGCGGCTTGTAACTCCGTACCAAATCCGCAAAGTCATGAGGTTTGGAGAATATCAGCCGAGAGAGAACGAAATCAGCCTGCAGCGCGCTTGCCGCAGTCAAGAGCTTTGCGCGAAAACCCTGCTATTCCGCGCCATTCCGAGCGTCGATATTGGCAACGGAGAATATTGGACCAAGGCAAGTGGCGGAGAGAGCGGGATTCGAACCCGCGATACGGTTTCCCGTATACACACTTTCCAGGCGTGCGCCTTCAACCACTCGGCCACCTCTCCCGCGCGCCTGTCATGACGGGGCCCGCGCGATTTTGCAAGAGAGCGCGGGCACGGTTGGCAAATATTACGCAAGATATTGAATTCGTGCCCCTATTTAAGCGCCCGGCACGGTGTAGCGCCCTCCGAAGCGCGCCGGTTCGACTGCGTTTAAGGGGCAGGGGCTTTTTGACTGATCTCATTCTACTTCAGATGAGTCATCAGGTGCTCGATGACCAGCTCGCAACGCTCCTCAATGCCGACGTCGCCGGCCGGGATATCGAAAATCCTCAGATTTTTACAGTGCCCCATCAGCCCGTCGCGACAGCTGTCGTAGAGCAGCTGAATGGTCAATTGTGAGCGCCGCATGAGGCCATCATCGTTTTGAGATTCATAGTCAAAAGAAGCCGGCGGTAAGCGAACGACGAGGTCTATTCCTTTCGAGGTCTCTATCATCTGATCGAAGATCAGTTTGGTCTGCTCATCGGGATAATATTGCCCGAATATGACGAGCCAGAACGAGAGAATGTCGGCTTCCCACCGATCGGCCACGAAGCCCTCGAGCCGCGCGTATTGCCGTTTGCGGTCAAGAACCCAGTCAATGTGGGCTTTCATCCACGCCTTGTTCAGCCGCGTCAGCACGCGAGAAGGCGCGTTTTGTTGCCGGAGCATCGACATTTCGCCCATGAAGGACGCAATATGCTTCATATCTTCCGGCAATAGCGGAAGTCCCAGCTTCTTTGAGAGCGCCAGACCCAGCGTGGTCTTGCCGGAACCCACGGGTCCCGTCAGGATGATGCGGAATTTCTTTTCCAT